AATGTGATTATTATTCTAATCTTATTAATAATCTTGAAAATAATATTAAATTTAATATTAATATTAATAATATCAAAAATATTAAAAATGAAATTGAAAAAATAACTATTCTTTATAAAGACGCCAAATATCTTTATGACTCTAAATACTATTACTATAATTATCTTGTCTATTAACTTTTTACTTTTAATTTATAGATAAACATGTTTAAATTTACCTATTATTTCTACTGGAACATCATTGTAATTTATTATTTCTATATCTGTTATTTTATTTTTCCACCATATATAATTTACCGCTAATTGATCTCTATATGATTTATTCATCATAAAATTTATTAATTCTTCCATCAATAAATCATATCTCTTATCTCTCATATTTCTTAAATAATATCCATTCGCATATAATCCATTATATTTTGGATATTTTACACTTCTTAAAAAATTTGTATTCTTTGCTACATTTTCTACTGTATCTTTTTTATATTTTACTACATTTTTCGCTTCCTTATATATACATCTATTGCTCTCATGTTTTGTCATTATTAAATCTTTTGTTTCTAATATATTCACTAAATTTTTATATAATTCTTTCTTCTTTATATCTGGTATTCTATTACAATCCATATAACATATTATATCATATTCATCATTTATATATTCTCTTATATTCCATTTTACATGTTTTACCATCATAAATTTATTATTTATTTTTTTACTTATTTTTATTATTTCCCAACTTGTATTAAAATTATTACTCTCTAAATTCGTAAATAATTTATAATCCCAATTTTTTATTTTATTAAATATTATTGGTCTGTCATTCGGCTTATTATCACCTATATTTACTGTATAAAATAAACATCTTATTATTTTTATCTTTATTATCTTCTTTTTCTCATCATAATATGTATAACTATTATTAAAATTTTCTATTATTATTTTATTTATTTCCTCCTTTTCATCTTCTTCTTTCATTTTATAATATATCTCACTATATCTCTCAAAATTTATTTCACATATTCTTTCTAATATCCTCTTATCTTCTATTATTATCTTTATTTCTCCTCTTATATCTTTTATTTCTTCTTCTCTTTCTATTTTTTTTATTTCTTTATCATCCTTTATTTCTATCTCAATTATCTTATACATTATATTATTTATTTATATATTTTTATTTTTTATAATACTCATAAAAATTTGATTTTATTTTATTATATTTTATCCTATATTATATATTATGGGTCTTTGTTCCTCTAATTCTAAAACTGTTATCCCTAAATCCGATAACATTAATATCACATCTAACAACACCATCATACATATTGACTCCTCTAAAGTTTCTTACACTCAATCTCCCGAAAAAACTATACCCAACAAAATTATACCTGATATTATTCCTATCACTTCTGACAAAATTATTTCTGACTCTAAATCTAGACCTATTACCCCTGTTTCTGATATTTCTTACACCTCTCATTCATCCGTTAATAGATATCCTAAAACTACTTTCTCTCTTAAAACTGGTTCCGATTCTAGTACTGATTCTTCTTTAAAAGATGATAGTGATAAAGATAAAGATAAAATTTTATCTCTCGTCATTGAAACTCCTAAATCCTCTAATTTAAAACCTAAACTTATTTTAGTCCCAGGTTTAGACGAAATTACTAGAATTCTTTCTGATTATGTCTCTTCTTTACAAATTTCTGTCGAAAATTTAGCTTCCATTATTAATGACATCAAAGATAATTATCATAATTATCCTTATCATAATCTTAAACACGCTCTCGTCTTTACTTTTAATCAACTCCAATTCTGTCATCATAATCACGATACACTTATTAAAATATTTTCAGAATATAATATTGATATCTCTTATAATAAATTCTTTATTCTCTTTATTCTTTCCGGTTTTGCTCACGATGTCGGACATATCGGTTTAACTAATGCACAATTAAGAGATATTAATCACGATTGGGCTATTGCTAATAATAACTCACCCGCTGAACATTTTCACGCTTCCACTTTCTTGAAAATACTTTCTAATCATAATATTTTATTATCTGAAAAAGAAAAATTAATATTTTATGAAATTATTTTAGCTACCAGTCTCGAAATACCCCATACTATATTTAATAATTTTACTATCTTCAAATATATTATGCGTTTCTCTGATCTATCTCATTGGTGTTCTAATCTTAATGTTCATCATGAATGGTATAAAAGATTATTACGAGAAATTAATCACCGTAATAGTATGTATTTCGACTTTTTTGAAAAAATTCAACTTGACACTAGAAATGCCTCTAATCAACATCAATTCTCTCAAACCTTCTTCGAAATCATCTCTTATCTTAATTCTAATATCCCAGAAAATGATTATATGCTTTCTATCAATAAAAAATTTTCTGACAATATTTCTTTCTGGAATGATAAAATTAAATTTGGTGAATCTTTTTTTATATAAATTTATTTTATTTTATATTATATATTTATTATAAATTATTATGTCTTCTATTCAACAACCTCAAGATAACGTACGCGATATCATAACAGAAATTTTTAATCCATATAGAGACCAACAATCGGTAAATTATAATGATACGATAAGCACTTTCTATAATTTGATATTAGCTAATATTGATAAATTAGAAGAAGAACAATTGACCTTTTTAATTGATAAATTAAACCAATTAAGGGAGTTAGATGTTCAAATCCAACAAAATCCAGATATTAAAAATCAATTAAAAATAAATCTTTTTAAATTACAAATCAAAGTTATTCTTGTTTTTATATCAAAATATTATGATAAAGAATCTAAAGAATTAAATGATTATTTTAATTTACTTGATCAAAAAATTGATAAAACACATGATATTCTTGATACTGAAACTGCACAACAAATACTTACTAAAACAACTACAGATGTTAGTACTGATTTATTAAGAACACAAGATTATGAACAACTTGCTATTCAATTTTTAGAAAGTTCTTCATTAAAAAGTTTTTTTAATTCATTAAAAGCTCTTGAAGGTGGTGGTTCTGTATATAAAAATAAACTAAATAAATCTTTACACAAATTTTTACAATCTGGTGGTTTTCCAATTAAAACACAAAGTGATGCACTTGTATCTTTTCTTAAATTAATAAATTGCACAGGAGAACAAATAGCACAAATATTATATTATTATAATAAATTGAATGATGAATCTTTAATATTAAAAATTGATCAAAAAATTAATGAACTTACTAGAGTAGATACTCAATTAGCCTTATATACAAATAGATATGATAATTTAAATAACGAACTGTATAAACTACAATATAATGTCATATTATCACTTTTTAGAAAATTTTTGCCTCTTGAAATTATATCGTTAATTGAAGGAAAAATTAAAGTTGTAAATGAAATAATAAATAAAGCAAATTTAAATTATTTTGGAGAACCAGCTGACTTCAAAGGTGAAGATGAATCAAAAAGTTCATCATCTGCAGCGGATGCGGCTGCTGCTCCGGCTCCGGCTGCGGCTGCGGCTGCGGCTGCGGCTTCGGCGTCAAAATATAAAAACTACAATATTATGTCAGGTGGTGGTGATAAATATGATGAATTAATTGAAATAACAAAAAAATTAATGTCAGTTTGTAATACAGAACTAGTACTTAAATTAATGACAATATTTTCATTAAAAGATAATAACAGTAATTTCTCAAGTTATGGAATCAATATAAATGATTTTATTCAAATATTTTTTATAAAATTATCATCTACAAAATATGATTCCTTATTTAATAATTTTCAAATAATATCCTTTATTGATAGAGATACAAATATTGTAAACAAAAATATATCATCTTCAACTTCAAAATATATTAATAGATATATTATTTTGCAAAAAATTACAAATACAACTTTAAGAAATATCTCATTTAAACAATATGCAGTCGAAATAATAAAAGAAAGTTTTGAAAAAATAAAAAAATTACAAACTATAACATTAAATAAAGAAAATATTGATAATAATTTTAATGAAATTGTTAATGAAAAGAAAAAAATTTATTCATATGTTAAACAAAGATTAGATAATAACACAGAACCTAATCCAAGATATAAAATTAAAATTAAAGTTGAAGATAAATTATTAAATTTAACACATAAAGCAACCCATCTAACTAATGAAGAAATTAATGCTACTACTGCTTCTTCTGCTTCTTCTGCTTCTTCTTCTGCTGCTTCTGCTACTGCTGCCGCTTCTGCTACTGCTGCCGCTTCTGCTGCCGCTGCCGCTTCTTCATCTCCAAGTCTAGATGATATTGATAATGAAAATTATTATTTTGGTCCATTTGATGACGTTTTTAATAAGGACAACACAAATAGTGAAGTTGCAACAAAAATTTTAAGAGATATTAAACAAAAATTAATAAATAATAATGAAGATTTTTGTTTTATTGGTTACGGACAATCTGGTTCTGGTAAAACTTCAACACTTATTAAACTTGTTAAAGATGATGGAACTACACAAGATGGAGTTTTAACAAAAATTTTATCAGATAAATCTATTATACGAAAATTTGACAAAATAACAATGACATTGACTAATATTTATGTTACTCACGATACAAACGCAAGTAAATGGCAAGATTTTGATAATAAAAATGTGGTTACAGCACCAATTAATATAATGGATATACAAAGTTTTGATTTTTATAAAGCACCGAGAGCTGAAAGTTCTGATATTTATGATTGGAAATTTACAGATGACTTCGTTCAAAATGAAAAAACAAAAATTGATACAAATAAATATAAAATACAACAACTTACACAACAAATACAAGATAAAAAAAGACAAATAGAAGGTATGCAAGTAAATTTAAATCAAAATCTATCTAGGTTACAATCTTTAAAACGAGATTTTTTATCGAGATCGAGTAATTATAGTCAAATACTTCAATATAAGACACAACTTAAAAGATTTGATGATCAAATTAATAGGTTATTTTTGAATAAAGATAGTACTCAATTGAAAGTTAATTTTTTTAAATTAGATATATCTGATGATCAACCAAGATTAATAAATAAGGAAATGATAGTATATAAGAGTCTAGACTCTTATATTGTTAAAGCTGATACTATTGATAAATTGATAAGATGGTTCAATATAACACCCAGAACAGTAAGCGTTCAATCTCTTTCTCCCATAAACGGAATATCAACAACAGGTGGACTGACTACTTATAATGCAGTAAAAAAACGTGCACTTGATATTTTACAACAAGTGAAATATAATTATGATAGTTTAACTAGCCAAAAGACACAGTTTGAAAATGATTCAAGTTCATTAACAGAGAATTTTAGACAAGAAGAGGAAGAATTTTCTAGCAGTAGTAATGTAATACAATTAAATGAGGGAATAAAGCAATTAAGAGAAACAATATTAAAAAATAAAAATGAAATAAATCCTACAGAAGAACAAATAAGAATATTAACAGAAAATAATAAATTTTTATCTAATTTAGAAAGAAAAGAAATAACTGATATAATTGATTATGGATTTAATATAAGAGAAATAGAACCAACACCTAATAATAGAGTTAGTTCAAGAAGTCATGTTCTTGTTCATTTAAAACTATTCAAGACTAGTACTACAGCCACAGCGGCAGCGGCAGCGACAGCAGCTGATGATGATTCTAATATCCAAAATATTATTATTTGTGATTTAGCAGGTGTTGAAAATAAATTTAATTGTAATAGTAATGATGAAATAATGAAATTTATTAAACAATATAAATTAAGTGATAAATATAAAGATAGACAAATTATTTTTGATAAATTTTTATGTGATTCTAGTGAAGATATAAGAAATAGAAAAATAAATTTAATTAGTGAATATAATAAGGGTATTGAATTTATAAATAATAATAATATTAATATTTTAAATTTTCAATATACATATAATTATACTACACGACAGACAGGAGGAAATCAATGTATTGTAGGAACAAATTTAATTGAAGATTGTGATAAAGAATTTAAATATGTTGAAATCCACAATTTTGATATGCGCGAAATAAATATAAAAATTAATGAATTATATAATTTTTTAGATGAAAATAAAGAAAATGTTGATAATTTAAGAAATTTTGTTTCTGGTAATACTAGTTATTTTAACACAGTAATAGATCAACAATTTATTACTACTGTTATAACAAAATATAATGAATTAAAAAAATATTTAGAAGAACATTTCAACAGTTTATCTGCGCTTACAGCGCTAGATGACACTGAAATTAATTCTATTTTAACTAAGCCAGCAAGTTTTATTTTAGATGATGTTAGAACGAGATCTTCGAGTTCATTGGCAGCGGCAGCGGCAGCGGCAGCGGCTACATCTTCAACAGTTGTAATATCTGATAAAAATAAAAAATTATATAAATTATTATATTATTTAGCAAACGGAATATATAAACATTATATCAGTTGGATTTGCGAAGGGGCGAATTATTTAAAATTAAAACATAATTGTAAATTAAGAGTTAATGAAGGATATTTAATTAATAAAACATTATCAGATATGAGAGTAGATATTAAAAAATTAATATTAAATACTATAAAAATAGATGGTAATATTCCTATATTTTTTGATAAAGATATTTATCCATATTGTAGAAATTCAAATGCAGATGTTAATAATTATGATTTATTTTATAATATTAGAGAAAAAGAAGATGATGATGAAAGTGAATTAAATCCTGCGACGGGTGCAATTATTCAAGCCTTTGATAAATTTCGTGTAAATAAAGAAAAATTAAATTATGTTATATTAACAGTTGTTAATCTTAATGGTTTAAATAAATCAACCGGTGTTAAAACAAATGATCCGCCTAATCCACCTTTTATTAATATTAATGATCTATATATTGCTAAAATTAGAAATTATTCAGTAGATAAAATAAGACCTATTTTAAATAAATTTATTACAAAAATAAAAAAATATGATTTTTATAGTGATAATGAAAAAATAAAAGATATAATTACAAATTATACTGTAATGGAAGAAAAAGATGATTTAGAAACAATAATGAATTATATAGATGTAATACTTGAAGAAGTTAATGCAAATAATTCGGCGACATTAATTGGAAGTTTAACATCTGCTGATATGTTACAAAATATGACTTTTGATAAAATACCTTGTTCAAAAAATATAGAAATGGAAAAAATATTTAACAGATTAAACTTTTTATCTCCCAATATTTATTTGAATGATACAGAAAAATTTAGTGGTGGAAGTAATATGAAAAATAAATATTTAAAATACAAACAAAAATATTTGGCATTAAAAAAACTGATGTCATAATTTTTTAATAATAAAATTATTTTATAATCTATTATAATTTTATAATGTCAAGAATACCACATTTAATATTTATATTAAGTGATAATGATGAGCAAACAGGAGGAAAAAGACCCGTTGAGATAATGAATGAGATGAATAATATAAGATTTAATTATGCGAAAACAATTGATAATGATTATATAATAAGATTTACAGATAAAAACACAAAAAGATATGGAGATACGAGATATATAGGTTCAGGAACATTTACAGCTGTTTTTGGTATTGATTTAATAAAACAACCATCATATTCAGTAATACCAAGTGAAAATTTAATATTAAGAGTATTTACGGAAGGAAGTGATGGAATATATGATTTAATAAAATTTACAGAAAAATATGAAATAGAAAAAGCATTATTTGGCGAATTTTTACCAGAAATATATTTATGTGGAAGATTAGTAAGCAATACAGGAAGACATATAGCGAGTTTTTTGATAGTGAAAGAATATTTTATATTACCAGATTTACAAGAAGCAGGAATAATTGCTAAATTAAATTTTGTTTATAATTTATTTAGATTAAATGTCTTAATAGAAAGAAATAAATATAATTTATGTGATCTTAAATATTCTAATTTAGGATTTTATATTAATGATGAAAATAATTTTATTCCAGTTATCATTGATTATGATATTAAAACATTACATCATATCCCTACTTTGATTAAAGAAAGAAAACCAATTACTATTTATAATTATGGTTCATATTTAACTTATGGATTAATTAAAATTGAAAATATGAATTCTGTTTCTAGACAATCTAATGATTTAAATATTTTAGATAAAGCACATTATGGTGGATTAGCTCAAGTTCTTTTTAATTTATTTAAAGATGACAGAAATACTAATAATAGATTAATTGAAAATGTTTTTGAAATTATGAATGATTACACAGATACATATATCTCTATTATTAGAAAAATTAATTCATATAAAAGATATTATGAAATAAATAAAATTATTTTTTATAATGAACCTATACCAAATGATACTAATAATCTATTACAAAAAAATTTATTTAATTATTTTAATTCATTAATTATAAATTTACTATTTTCTGATTATCAAGAACTTTTTTCTCACGATAGAATATTAGATGATTTTATCAGAAAAATTAACTCCACAAATACTACCACCAGAAATTTAATTTATAATCCATCCAAATCTTCAATAGATCATTTTTTAAAAATTTATGAAGAACACATCAATACTATTCTCTTTTCTAGATTTGTTTTGGATATGAAACAAGAAGTCCAAAATAATATTAATATCGCCAAAAAATTAAAACTTGAAAGAGAACAAAAATTAAAACAAAAACAAGATGAAAAATTAAAACAAGAACAAGATGAAAAATTAAAACTTGAAAGAGAACAAAAATTAAAACAAGAACAAGATGAAAAATTAAAACTTGAAAGAGAACAAAAATTAAAACAACTAGACGAAAAACCTAAATCTGATAATGAAGATTTAGCTAGTACTCATCATAAATATTTAAAATACAAAAATAAATATATTTTATTAAAACAACAGTTTTATTAAAATATATTTATTTTTATTGAATGATAATGGAAAACAAAAATAAATATTTAGAATTAAAAAACAAAAATAAATATTTAGAATTAAAAAACAAAAATAAATATAAATAAAAATCTAAAAAAAATATATAAAGTAAATATAGATGTGTTTTAGTAAAAAAACATTAAATTATGTTAATAATAGTGATATTAATTCCAATGACTTTTTCTGTAAATCTTGTAATAAAAATTATAAATCTTTAGATCTTTATTTTAATCATATTAAAGTATTTCATCTTAAAAAAAATGTTTATGTTGTTAATTAAAAAAAATTGAAATTTATCTTCATAAATTGAAAAATATAATATATTAAATAGGATAATATATTAAATAGGATAATATATAAAGATGCTATTTATAGTGTTTGTTATTGTTATAATTGGGATAAATGCATATAATTTAAATAATAGTAATTATTTCAATGATTACAGAGTTATAGATAACATAGTATTGTATAATAATATTAATTTCAGTGTTTATAGTAATATTAGTTATTATAAGGTGTATAATTATTCATTGACGAGTAATAATTATATAATGGGTGAGATGTATTATAAAAATACGATAGAACTGGAAATTTTGGATAAAATAATTACGGATAATTATATTATTACGAAATCTAAAATGGATATAAATATTAGTAGAATAATAAATATGGAAATTAATGATAATGTAGTATTAAAGGAAAATAACAATATAAATTTTAACAATGATATTTATAATTATGTATTCTTTTCAAAAAATGTTGATAATAATTTTGATATTATTATTTTGGTTATATGGAATTATTTTGACAGTGAAATTACTCTAAAACAAACTAAATGCAATGAAATTAAATATTTGCGAACTGTTCATAATAATTGTTTTGATTCTTATAAGAGTATAGTTCTTGAAGAAATACCACAAAAATACAATATTCATAATCATTTTATTAAAACTTCATTTGAATTTGCTACTAGTTATAGCATTCAATTAATTTAATAGTAAATTGATTACATTTTCTATATTTAATCCATTAATTGTAATTTTTTTAAATTTAGTTTCTTGTATTTGATTTTTTATTTCTTCAACTTTTTCTTTATTTTTATAATAAGCAAACCAATATATTTTTATTATTTTATCTATATTTGTATTTATATTTTCATCCTCTATTTCTTCTTTATATACTATATCATAATTTCCATATTTTTTATTTCTTTCACTATATATATTATTATAAAAATGCTCTAAATTATATTCTTCTTCTAATTTAAAATATATTATTCCCTCCTTATTTATTTCTTTTATTTCTTCTTTAATTTCTTCTTTAATTTCTTCTTTAATTTCTTCTTTAATTTCTTCTTTAATTTCTTCTTTAATTTCTTCTTTAAAAAAATCATCATAAGAAATTTCTATTTTATTTTCTTTATTTTCTTGATTATTATTTTGATTATTATCAAAGATAACAAATGATTTTTTAAAAATTTTAGTTAACATATATAAAATATATATTAAAATACTTAATTAAAATTAAAAATTAAAAAATAGTTTTGTAGAAAATCATAAATAATATTACTAAAGCAATAATATATTTATTTATAATTAATTTCATACTACTACTCTCACTCATTCCAACAACTGG